AGATAAGACATCCATAGTCGTCCACCTTTCGGGCTAGTCCACTGAGACTTACGTTCACTCCACTTGATTCCTGGTACGGCACGAGGGTATAACTCCTGAGATTTCTGTATGAGTTCCCTTAGTTCTTCTGTGGTGTGACGTACAAGTAGTCCAGAAAAGTTAGGGTCATTCAAACCATGTAGTGGATCTGCAAGCATCGCATATGACTTACCGCCACCTGCTGCACCACCGTATAACACCTCTCGTTCTGACGCACTCAAGAAACTTGTTTGAGGGCCAGGGTTGGGTTTAAACACAATATCCTGAGCTATGTCTACGTCAAAGTCAGGCGATACTACTTGCGCTGGGACAGTTTCACTTGGTGCTTCTACTGTCTTCTCTAATCTCTGCGTAGGCACCGACTCCTTGGGTTTCGAGCTTTTCGATCTCCTCAAGGGTTTCTTGGAGCCACTTGGCAAGCTTGCGTTTAATTGTAGCTGCTTTTCTACGTTTTTGCTCAACTTCAATTCTCTTCTTTAGGCCCATATGTGATATGTAGCGGCCTGTTTCTTTACTCAGCCATTGAGCTACCGCACGGTAACTATACTGCTTGAGGTGTCGTTTTGCAAGCTCTAACGCATCTAGCTCATGCTCAATAGGCAAGAGTAGCTTATCGTTATCAGGATCTAGCTCATAGCCAAAGGGTATCTTCTGTGTTACCCTGACTATAGGATGCCATTCCTTATTGTGTTTCTTTGGGGGTAAAGGTAATTGCCAGTACCCCAAGTCTCGTTGCGGTATTATTGGTTTTCACCTTCTTTGGGTGGCAGATAGAATACACCGCCACTTGCAGTCATCTCAACTTTGTCTACCTTAGACAGCCCAGCGCGATCAAGTAGATCTTTAGCTGCTACCATCTTCTCTTTGATACCTAGTTCAGTAGGGTCATATATAGCACCAACCATAGCCATAGCAGCCTTGGGCGCACTACGAGCAAAGTAAGTACGTGTCTTATCTGCGATTTCATCTTTTAAAGATTCCACAACTGCTGTAGTGCTGGACTCAGGAGCGTAACCTGCCAGTTTCTTAGCTGCAACAACATCACCGCCAGCTTCATCGAATAGTACTTCAAGAAACTTTTGCTGCTTTTCTGTTAGATTCCTCGCCATAGATGATTTCCTTGATTTGTGAGCGACCAATACCTAGGTCACGTAGTTCACGCTCAGACAACATCTGTAGTAATTTATAGTCTGCGCGTTTTTGTTGTGCTTCTTCAATAGCTTTGAATACACGTTTTAGAAAGTTAAGCATCACGATCTCCTTTGTTTGTGTGACGGAGATAGTTATACTTATAGTTATGTCAGGTAGTAGTGCCTATTTATGCATACCCGCTACCCGACAGGCACAAAGGTTTCAGTTACTGTAAGTATGGTGTCTATGTGTGCTGCTGTGTCAGGCGTGATCTGTAGCTTATCACCTGGTTGTAGCACAAGGTCCATATCAGCAAAGGTAATATACTCACCTGCACCTAAGTTCTTACCCTCTAGGTAGTGTGAGGTATACCCTGATGTTTTCCACGTAGAGTAATCAGCATTTGTCTTATCTGATAGTGCAGAGTCTATATTGTTAGGATGTATAAACCATTCAATAGTAATATTAGTATTACCTGTAGTGTTATGAATGTGTAGGTAAGTAATCTCTGCAGTACAGTTGTTAGGGCAAATATACACGTCCTCTGTAGTCGTGCCTTCATTATGACCGAACAGAGATTTTGTACGTGCAGATTTACCCTGATTAAATAAAGACATTACTTGTCCTCAATATAAGTCCATGCCTCATTAACGTCTGGTGTGTTAGGGTCATCGCCCCGTAATGTACCATCAGCGTTACGTGCACGTACTTTCTTCAGCTTAGGTTTAGCTTTCTCTACAGCTTTCTTTGTAGTCTTAGCTAGTTTAGCTAAAACACCAGACTCTTCTACTTCAATGCAGATAGCTGTAATGTTAGGATCGCTACAGTTAACGTTACCAAAGCGATCTTCACCTGCTGCTTGGTTACCATATGCATCACGTACAATGCCGTGTTCATCTACTGTGTAGCCACGTTTCTCTAGTGCATCTTTATACTTATGATAATATTTAGCCATTACTTTTTCATCTTCTTCATTGGGCGTTCTGCTGGATTAGATGCACCACAAGCTAGACCGCCATGTGCATAACCCATCTTCTTAGTCATACCACCATACTTGTAACCCATCTTCTTAGCTACCTCTGGTGCTTCTTTCTTAAGAGCTTTCATGCCCTCGTTCATCTTCTTACCCATCATTCCACCTTTGTTCATATCGTTATGGTAACCTGTTCCTCCACAATGCGAGCAACCTTTACCTTTACACTTTGGACATTTCTTTTTCATTTCCTAAACTTCCTCACCTTCTTTGCAACTTTCTTAGGTTGAGCCACATGCTGCTTACCTGCCTTAGTGCCTTTTCTTTTTGCTCTACTTGTAGCGGCGTACTCAGCATCGCTAAGAGACTTAATAGCCTTAGCAGGGAGGTAGCGTTCACCAGTAGCATTAGCGCCCTGCGTAGACGGTTTACCACTTTTTGTACGCCAGTTCTGCTTTGTCCATTTCTTTAGGGACTTCTGTGGAGCTTTCACGACTTGTATCCTCCACCCTTAGCTTTGTATTGTTTGGCAAGCATCTGCGCTTTACGTGCAGACCACTGTCCAGGCTTTCCACCTTTGCCACCCGCTTTGATCTGTTCAAATAGTTTCTTGCGCATAGAGGGCTTCGTGTAGTTACCAGAAGCATTTACTGTGCTCCCACCCTTACTATAACCTGAAGCGTAGATGGCACGACCCTGACGCTCTGCAGCAGCTTTGGTCTTATAGACTTTACCAGTCTTACCCCAACGGTAACCACCTTTTACTTTTTCTACAGGCATTACGCACTATTTCCTTCAACCTTATGGCAGTGTGGAGTAGCATACGCACCACCCTGACGTATTGTGTTTGTAATTTGTTCTGCCTCTTTCAAGCAAGACTCTTCACTATAGAACGGCTCAGGCTTTGCTATGACCTTACAGGACAAAGCCATAGGGTCAAAACACACTAATAATATACCTATCCACATTTTACCATTTTACCTTATCTGCCCAATACGCAGCAGATAATTTACCTTTGGCAATGTTCTTAGCGTGTCTAGCTTTAAATGATGCGCGTTTCTTTTTCATCTTATCAGATTCACCTGCTTTAGGCTTACCTGCAGTCTTCGCGCCTTGTTCACCAAAACGTATTGTCTTAACCGTATCACCCTGTTTAGCCACAACTACATGTGATTTCTTTGGGTGGTTAGGGGTACGCTTTGGTTTGTTGAAACCAGATACACCTGCTCTAGCGAGTCTTGGATCTTTTTCTTTTGCCATCTGGTTTCTTCTTTCCTAGCTTTTCTATCATGCGTAAAGCTATTCGTTTGTTACGGGTGTAGATTAACACCTTGCCGTTATCGTCATACAAGACATACTTACTTTTTGTTTCTGTTAACCTCAAAGCATTCAACCGCTGAGTTGTTAGTAGTCATTAACACGACAGCCTTTTCTCTAGCGTCACGGCATTCACGTTCTGAATCATACCACCCTAATTGGTAATAGTCAAGTTGACCATTCATGAGTTGAAACCAAACTAGGAACCACATCTTACCACTTCTCTAAGTAAACACCTAAATAATATAACCCTACAGAAAGAACAGTGAACGCTAATACTATTCCAGCTAGGGTAGCAAAGAACTCCATACGTTCTTCTCTAGCTTTCTCAGCAGCAAGCTTAGCTGCCTTGCGTTGCTTCCTAGCTTCTACTTGCCATTGCTGCCACCTATCCCAAGTACCTGGTGGAGCATACAAACGGCAGTAGGATTCAAGCTCAGCCCTCTTAGAACGCAACATCTCTAAATGCTGGAACTCTTCCCAGTCTCCCTCAGAGCTACCCGTAATGGCTGTAATAGGAGAGTTCTTCTTTCTTTGTACAGCTTCCTTTACGTCTTCTTCCGCTGAAAGAAACTTACCAACCGCACTAATAAGTCCTGCAGTCTCTTTGCCGTTGCCAAGAGCAGTCTTGATAACTGAGTAAGCGGCATTCGCAGCCGCGATACTTTCGAGTATAGCCATGTCACTGCATACCACCCTTCATGTCAAACATACCATTGTGGTCACGAGTGATATACTTTAAGTCATTCTCTATTACAGCTACACGTTGTTGTAACTTTGTTATAGCACCTATAGTAACAACTAAACTATCTAGCTCAGTCCATAACTCATCAGTCTCGTCCCACAGTTCCTCTATCTCAGCGAATGCACCATCAATGTAATCGGTGTTGTCTCGCACATCACGCTTAAGATTCACGCTATCCTCTACAGCCATCTTACTAGCGAACTGCTGTACGGATTCCTCTAGACTAGCTATAGTTGCTGCTTGTTGTGATACCCACCACACACCGCCAGCTAGTTGAGCAGCCATAGCCATTACAAGAGCTATAGGTAGCTTCAGGTTTTCCATAGTGTCTCCTAATCAATGCCATCACGCTCTCTGTCTGGATCTAAGACATCTTTACGCTCAAGCATCCCCTCTAAGTACATAGCCCTCTCTACGTGATCTAAAGTATATCTAACACCAGTGTCAGCTTCTATAGCAGCACGAACATAGAATACATCACTTTTGGGGATATGAATACGTCTTAATTTACGTGAGTCTCTATTAGCTATAGCCTCATAGAACTCTTCAATAACTCTATCAGATGCATATAGTTGTATTTGTTTATTACGCATTGTCAACACTTTTATAAGAAAAAGCGGTACGTGTCGCAAACTACGTGGTTGGAGGGGAGACATGAGGAAGGGTGACACACATACTTCGTGACACGTACCATAGTGTAACACTTATTGTTTGTTACTTTGTTAATGTGTTACTAAGCAGAAGTTTACAACACTAAGAATATGTTGTCAACAGTACTGTTACACTCTAGTGTAATAACTCTACCTATGTCCACTTACCTATATGCAACACTCTTTATCTAAGTTTAACTATATTTTATTTATTACTTTACTATGTAATTACTCTAGAGTGTTACTGTATTGCTCCTGCTCCGCAGTTATACTCAGGAAATACCCCCAGTCAACCCCCTATTTAGTATAATGTAACATATTGTAACATAATGTGATGTACATACACTGGTGTACACTTATAGGTTGTCCCTTTCAAAATCCACTTCTGTGTGCTTGTACATATATACGTACCCAGTACCCCGG